GGCGTCACCCTCTGGATAACCAGAGAGCTTGACGCGGCATTTCTCAGGCACGTGGAACATCAGAACACCCCGAACCAAATGCCTGTGCCGTGCACGCAGCCCACGGGGAAGAAAATGGCACCTGCAAGCAAGAAGCCCCAGGAGGCAGTCTTCAAGCAGGTGACGACGTGTGTGAACCAGGCCAGGACAACCCAGCCAAAACCAATAATTGCAAAAGCGTCGCTCATGGCTGTCTCCTTATCTCAGCTCAATGTCAGGGATGATCGTTGAAGGCTTGAAGGTCACGCGGTAGAACGACGTGCTGACGTTCTTGGCTTCCAGCTGCTCAACAAAGAACGTCACGTTGTCGGACAGGCCGAGAAAGTGCTTCTTGTAAATGCCGGGCCCGGTCTTGCACGTCACGGACAGATAGCCGGCCTTATCGTGGTTGCCCAGGCTGCAGTAGCCTTCGATGGACAGCATGTAGTCGTTCGTGATGCCGTTGTAGAAGATGATGCGGCGTGCAACTTCAAAGTTGTCTGCGGCCTTCGACACGTTGCGTGATGCCACGTCAGCGTCAGAGGAGCAGCCTGCGACCACCAGTGCGGCCATAAGTGCGGCAAGTGCTTTCATCGTGCATTCCCCTGCAAGCGGTCCGCGATCAGTGTGGCGTATCCCGCGATGTCGACCCAGCTGTCCACCTTGTCGGGGTTGCCGTTCACGATGCGGGCCATCTTGTGGACGATCATCTCCAGGGCTTCCCACTGGTCATCGGCGAACGTCTTGTTGTGCGCACGCGCGTGGTCCGCGAGCAGTCGTTTGATGCCCTGCATCAGCGCAGCGCCGTCCCGGAACGTGCCGTAGTCCTGGGCCCGCTCGTCGAGGGTCTCGTCCACTGGCGTACCTTTAAACGAGAAATTGCGGGCAACATTCACTGGATCGGGCATCGGCACCATCTCTGGCGGCTGCCACTCCTGTACCACCTGGCCACGCATCTTGTACGTCATGGGCTTGGAGGCCTCGAACTTGGCGGCCACCTTGGCCACGTCAGCATCGGGATGCTTGCGGAAATACTCTCTGATTTTGTCTGACTTGGTCATGTTTCTTCCTTCATGGTTTGAACAATGGCGCGCGCTCTGCCCTGGGCAATTACCTTGTAGACAAAGTCGTGCGCCTTCTCGATGTCGTGAACAGTGGCGTTCGCCAGTTGCTCCTCATGCAGGTCCATCACCACCTTGAGCAGTTCCCACTCTTTGGCGGTCATGATGAACCTCATGCCTCTTGCGACGCCTCTGCGGGACAACTCCAGCAGTGCGTCTTGTCCCTGTCTGATCTCGTCCATCCAGTCGCGGCCCATGCCGCTCAAGGCCAAGGCCTCGGTGATGTTGAACGCGCCAATCAGCATGTCGATGTCTTCCTTGACAGCCAGGCCCTTGCGGACCTGTTCCAAGGCGGTGCGGTTCTTCAACTGCGCATCAAGGTAAATCCCTGGCAGATCGCGCACAGGTTTGAAGCCAGACAGGACGTAATCCATCGGGCTTTGCAGAACCGGCTTGGGCCGGTATTTGCTGCGCTTTCTCATACGCTGCACGCCACCAGGGTGCCCAAAGACGCTGTGACCACAAGGGCTATGTAGCCCCAGGTGCCGGCCGTGACCCGTGGTCCGTGTTTCTTGAGCAACGCACTTTGAATGCGTTCCTCTTGGTGAGACAGGACGCGTGGGCGGGGTTCGCAGGCCACGCCAATCAACACCTTACCGGTGTTGAAATACTTGCCTTTACTGGCAAGTTCTTTGAAGACCTTGTCAGTCCTCTGGGTAGGTAATTCAGTCATTGCACTCTTTCTGCTTTCTGTGGAGACGGGTTGATCTTAGCACAACTAATTGCCCTGTCAACAACTCAACTTTATTCTCTGTCTCTATCCATGCTTCACGCCACAGTCGTTGGTCTTCAATGCGTTGTGCAGCCGCTTCAAGGAGGTCTTCTATCGCTGGATAGACACCCTTGATTGCGCGCAGTTCTTCGGTCAGTTTCATGGCTCATAGTTCTCCGCAATCTCATCCTCAAGCAGCATGATCTGTTCCTCGGAGAAGCTCTTGGTGATGTCTACCTGGCGGGGCTTACCGCTGGGTCCCACGATAGTTAGCAACACCTTGGTGATGTCCAGCTGCGCGGGCAACTCGGTGTCTTCTACCATCATTGGAGGAAGCACTTCAAAAGTGAGTTCTACGGGGAACGTCATCTCGGTTTGGTATTTCATCGGGGGCTTTCTGTTTGGCTTTTTCTTTGTTGGCAGCAATGCGCTGCAGCGTGAGCGACTCTTGATAGGCGTGATCAAAAGCGGGCAGGATGATGCTGTACATGTAGTTGCCCATACCGACCTTGTAAAAGGCAGCAACTTCCTTGAGCATGTAGTACGCCTCCTCGGGCAAGGAGACGCTGATCCAGCGCTTTCCCTCACGCTTGGATGGGGATGCTCGAACCTTGTCGTAGTTGTCTTTTTTGGGCCTACCATTCTTCTTTGGTCGACCTCGTTTGCGTGCGGCTATGCGCACCGACTGACGTGCGTATGGCTCTGGGTGAGCAGGCACAATCTGTTCTCTAATCTTTGGTAGTCCCACCATCAAATTCTCCTTTCTTTTTGGACCTAGCAGTGTATCGGAAAAAATGGGCTGGGAGCAAGCCCCCAGCCCAAAGTCGTTTCCATGAAGAAAGGGGCAACTGCAATTCGCCCCAACTCAATTATGCAGCGGAACCCCAGTTTGGTCCAGTCTCCACATCAACGCGGGACGGCACTTCCAGGGTTACGGCCGTGGCCATAAGGTTGGCCGCCTCGCGCGCCTCTTCCTTGTTTCTCACGGACAGGGCAATCTCGTCGTGCACCTGCAAGAGCAGGTTGAATCCGGCCTTGTGCAACGCCACCATGCCTGCCTTGGTCTGGTCTGCGGCCGAGCCCTGGATCAAACGATTCAAGCCCTTGTAGGTACCCGCGCGCTTGATCCGTGAGCCGTAGGCAATGACTGCCTGCTCATGCGGCAGCGCCTTGTTGACGCCCCACTCCACGGGCTCCCACAACGGAAAGCGGCAGCGCCTTCCCAGTAGCGTGCGGATTGACCCGCCGGAGGCCGGATGCTCGATGCGTTTCATGACAGCGTCCACGGTGCCTTTGAGGAACGGAACCTTGCTGTGGAAAGTCCCGATCAAGTCGCTGGCCTCGTCAATGGGCAGGTCCAGCTGCTGTGCAAGCTTTGCTTTACCCATGCCGTACATCAGGCCCAGGCCAATCGTCTTGGCAGCCTTGCGTTTGATGCCGGCCATGTCGGCGACCATCTGGTGGAAGTCAGTGTCGGGGTTGTCGCGGTAGGCCTGAGCCATCTTCTCCGCCCCGGGCAAGCCCAGTAGGGTGGCGTAGTGCACCAGCAGGCGCGGCTCTTGTGAGCTGAAGTCATTGGCGGCCCACATGTCGCCGTCCTCTGGCAGGAACAGGCCTCGCACCATGGGCCCGATGATCTCGTGGCGCGCGGGCACCTGCTGGAGGTTGGGGTTGCTGGCAGACAGACGGCCCGTCACCGTGCCACCTTCCTCGTTGCGCATCTGGTTAAAGTGAGTATGGATGCGACCGTCCTTGGCGCTGTGCTTCAGGTACGGCTCCAAGAACGTGCCGTGGGTCTTGTTCAACTCACGGGCCTCCAGGATCATCTTGGCCATGGGGTGGTCGTGCGTGTCCAAGAAGCTCTTGGTGAAGCTTGGCGCGCCAGCGGCTGTCTTGGGGTATTGCACGCCCAGACGGTCGAACGCTGCGGCAATGGACTGGGCGGCCCAAATGTCCACCTGCATACCTGCCTGGCTCTTCAAGTACTTCAGGATTTCGGCCTCTTTAGTGCGCATCTCGCGCATGTGCATCTCGCACTTGGCGCGATCAAAGCTGATGCCCTTCAAAGTAATGTCCACCAGCACCGGCAAGACCTCAGTCTCCAGGCGGAAGATGGACTCGACCTCATCCCTGGCCAGCAATGCCTTAAAGTGGTGCCAAAGCTTGAGCGTGAGCGCGGCGTCCTGCTCAGCGTAGTCGCCCACGTGCATGGCAGGCAGCTTCCACAGCTCCTTCTTGGGGTGCACACCAAAGTCCTGCGCCGACTCTTTTAAACCCTGCTCGGACTTGATCTCCTTGAGATAGTCAAAGCCCAGGCTGTTCAGGCTGTAGGCAAAGCGGTTCTCGTCCAGCAGTGGCGCGGCCAGCATGGTGTCGTAGATCGTGCCGTTCACTTCAAACCCGGTGGCCCTGAGCCAGCCGAGGTCGTAGGCGGCGTTGTGCATGACCTTGTCGGCGGGGGTACGCAGAACGTCCGCCACCCATCGCTCCACCACTCTTTTATCCAGATTGCCACCACCCCCATGAGCAACAGGAAAGTAACCTGCCCATCCGTCAACGGCAATAG